AGCGTTCAAAAAAGCCAATGACTGTTACAAACTCTTTAAGATCAATTGCCCTGTCAGGATCCCTATCAAATAGGTTGTGGATAGAATAACCGCTAGGGAATTACGGTTAATGCTATGAACTATGCAGCGATCAAGAAGGCGGACATCGCCAACGGGCCAGGCGTGCGGGTATCACTATTCGTATCCGGATGCCGGAACCACTGTCCCGGATGCTTTAACCCGGAGACCTGGGATTTTGATTATGGGGAACCGTTCACCAAACAAACAGAAGAAGAATTGATCATGGCCCTGCGTCCCTCGTGGATTCAGGGCCTTTCCATACTCGGCGGCGATCCGATGGAGCCGGAAAACCAGGAAGCCCTCCTGCCGTTTCTGCGACACGTGAAGGAGGAACTGCCGGAGAAGGATATCTGGCTGTACACCGGATACTGTATTGAAGATGTTACCGGTTCTTTGCTTCTTTCCTATGTGGATGTGCTTGTGGACGGTCCGTTCATCGAAGCGGAAAAGGACATCTCGCTTGCCTTTCGAGGAAGCAGGAATCAGCGGATCATCGATTTGAGGGAGAACGACAATGGAAAAAGCGATGATTGACCTCAAGACTGTTATCGGTGTGTATCCCCTGTGCAACACCGGCGCTGTCCTGGTACACGCCATTGATTATGGCGAGGATAAAATACTGGCAAGCATCAACGGAAAGGACCCGTGCTGGTGCGACATGATTGAGGAGTATATGGAGATGACCGGGGAAACGGAGCTGGGCTTTAAGCTCGGCTCTTTCTTTATTCCGCTGTGCGAGGTTATGCGCTTCTACAGCTGATAATACAGATGGAGGGAACGATGCAGAAGACTGCTGAATTAAAGGTCCTGCCGGTATCCGTACTCAAACCGGCGGAGTACAATCCCCGCAAAAAACTGAAAGCGGGCGATAAGGAGTACGAAAAGATCAAAGCGTCGATTGAGGAGTTTGGCTTTGCCGATCCGCTGGTCGTCAACAGTGACATGACGATTATCGGCGGGCATCAGCGTCTGACAGTGGCGATGGATCTTGGCTATACCGAAGTGCCCTGTGCCGTGGTAGATATCGATAAGGTCCGGGAGAAGGCGCTGAACATCGCGCTCAACAAGATCACCGGTGCCTGGGATGACACGATGCTTGCGGAGCTTTTGGAGGACATCCAGAACAGCAACTTTGATCTGGGCAAGACCGGCTTTGATCCGCCTGAGATCAATACCCTGTTCAATAAACTCCACGACAAGCAGGTTCATGAAGATGACTTCGATGTGGACTCCGAACTGCAGCAGCCGGTGTTTAGCCAGCTTGGCGACCTGTGGCTGATCGGAAAGCACCGGGTTATCTGTGGGGACAGTACCGGTGAGGAAATCTATACCCGTCTGATGGACGGTGATCTGGCCAATCTCGTACTGACGGACCCGCCCTATAACGTGGACGTGGAAGAGACGGCAGGAAAGATCATGAATGACAACATGGGAGACCAGGAATTCTATAACTTCCTGCTTTCTGCCTATCGCTGTATGCATGCCAACCTGGCTGACGATGGCAGCATCTACGTGTGGCATGCGGACACAGAGGGGCTGAACTTCCGTAAGGCCTTCAAAGACGCCGGGTTCTATCTTTCCGGGTGTTGTATCTGGAAGAAGAACAGTCTGGTGCTGGGCCGCAGTCCTTACCAGTGGATTCACGAGCCGTGTCTGTTCGGCTGGAAGCAGAAGGGCAAGCATCAGTGGTATTCCGACAGGAAGCAGACGACCGTGTGGGAGTACGATAAACCACGGTCCTCCAAGGATCATCCGACGATGAAGCCGGTAACGCTCATGAGCTATCCGATCAAAAACAGTACCATGACCAATGGCATTGTGCTGGATCCGTTCCTTGGCTCAGGATCTACGCTGATCGCCTGTATGCAGACGGATCGCGTCTGCCGTGGTATTGAGCTGGATCCCAAGTTTGTCGATGTGATCGTAAAGCGGGCGATTCAGGAAAACGGAGGCAAATACGACGATGTGTTTGTTATCCGGGATGGCCAGAAGCTGCGCTTCGATGAGGTTGCCAGTTTTGAACCGCAGGAGGTAGAAGCGTGAAGGTTGAGCTGATAGCGTATACACCTTCCGCCTCCGGTGTTTGCTGCGATGCGGCTGCTGTATGTACCGCGTCAGAAAACGGATACCGATCGCTGCAGCATTCTCTGGCATCCGGTCACGAATCCGTGCTGGAGCATGCGGTCTTTACCTTCCGTGTTGAGGGCATCAGCCGGGTGACGCTGGCGCAGCTGACCCGGCACAGACTTGCCAGCTTCTCGGTCCAGTCACAGCGCTATGTGAAACTGGAAAACCCGGAGCTGGTGATTCCTGATAGTATCCGCAATTCGACCTTTGCTGCAGAAGCGGAGAGTACGATGCACTATGTGATGAACCTCTATCAGCGCATGGTGAAGGCGGGCATCCCGGCGGAGGATGCCAGATATGTGACGCCTCAGGCGACTACCACCAATCTGATCATGACCATGAATGCGCGGGAACTGAGACACTTCTTTAGCTTGCGGTGCTGCAACCGGGCTCAATGGGAGATCCGAAAGCTCGCGGACGAGATGCTGAAAATATGCAAAAGGGAAGCGCCGATCCTCTTTGATTCAGCTGGTCCTGGCTGCGTAACTGCTAACTGCCCGGAGAGCAGACCTTGTAGCCATCCCCGGAGCAAGACAGACTGGGAGGCCTGATCCTCCAGTTTAGAAGGGAGATGCCATGAACCATGTGACGGCGATAATTGCAGCGCTTATCATCATCGGTCTTGTGTTCGCTGTTATAGCGGGTATAGCCGCCATCATCGGTGCCGGGGAAGAAGACCATCAGGAACTGGATGACCTGGACCAGATCGAGTATATCCGACGATGGCAGGAAGAGAAGAAGGAACAGGCCGCCCGTAAACACACCAAGTGACAAGGGTGGTAATTGTGTACTATGTAGAATCTGCTTTTTCTCGGATAATTCGCACAGAATTGACTTTACTTTTCGGGGCTTTAGAGTGATGTATACCATACCGCAAGAGAAGCGGGAAACACAGATCACACAAGGGCAGAGCCCCGGAAAGGAAGGCACAGCATGACACGATTTTACCTGAACACGAAGGACAAAAAGACCCTGGTTAACCGGCTGGGAGAACTCACCGGAGAAAAACTCCGTTACACCTACGTTCCCCGATGCGCTTATGAGTGCGGACCTTACACAGTCGAGAAGAACGGCGAGCTCGTAGCTGCGGATGATGCCGATCCGATGATCCTGCAGACCCTTTTGGATGAGGGGCTGGTGATCGGAAACCTGGAGCAGGCTGGGGACGCCATGCAGGAAAACACAGAGCCAGGAACCGACGCGGCAGAAGACAGCAGCGAAGAAAACGCAGAGGACGACGTCAAAGAAGGCGCTGAAGTCAGGCATACAGAAGCAGCCGATGCACAGGACCACCTGACGATCAGCTTGCCCATGGCGCGGCACACTTCGGAGTCCATTCGCAGGCTTATCAACATGATCTACAGCCGGGGACCGCTGCTTTCCAAAGCAACCGGCGGCTCCTTTGGGGCGGATAAGGCGTTGGTCACCCTGCTGGATGAGGGCGGCATCATAAGAATGGAAGAGCTCATTGCCACGATCAAGGATCACGGCGGTTTGACCGGCCTGAGCTTTAATGACGGTAAGATTAACTTCACGGGCTTTCCTATGACGGAGGATCCGGATAAGAGTCAAAGCTTCATGCAACTGGCCAGCCTCATGAACAAGCACGCCATCGAGATGAAGCGGATCCAGGCGAAAGAGGTCAACGACGAGAATGAAAAATACGCCTTTCGGATCTGGCTCCTGCGCCTTGGCATGAACAGCGACGAGTACAAGACCGCTCGGAAGGTGCTTATGGAAAACCTTTCTGGCAACGCAGCCTTCCGCACCAAGACAGAGGAAGAAAAGTGGAAGACCAGTCAGAAGGCAAAACGCGATGAGCTGAGAGCGGCGAAAGCGGCCTATATGCAGACAGCCCCGGTGGAATCCCAGAGTGAGGAGGGCGAAGACAATGATGAAGCACTTTCCTGACAGACAGACGGTGGAACGGGTGCGGAGGACGTACCCTGCCGGTTGCCGCATTGTCCTCGACCAAATGGAGGATGCGCAAGCGCCTCCTGTCGGAACGCAGGGAACCGTGATCGGAGTGGACGATATCGCCTCGATCATGCCCGCCTGGGATAACGCCGGTAGTCTTTCAGTCGCTTACGGTGAGGACCGCTGCCATAAGATCGCAACCGAAGAAGAAGCAAAGATTACCCTGGAGTGGTATGGCAGACACCAATCGAAGGAAAACGCCAAGTGCCCTCGCTGCGGGAAACTCATGGACGGACCAACGACGCGGCATGCGCTGAGCCGACGGGCCAGCATTACCATTTGTGATGAAGATGGGATGAAGGAAGCATTGGAGGACGCTGGGATTATGGAGCGGTTTCCGCTGATGCAATGGGCGGCGATCACGATCCCGCAGAACGGAGGCGGCGCATGGAAGGGCTGAAATTCTTGAGAGCGGATAATCGCATCACCTTCTGTGGGGAGAAGCCTGTGGATATGAACGATCGTGTGGCAGAGCATACAGCCATTGAGCTGACGCTTCCGACCGGCTTGTCTCCCAAGGCGCAGGCTTGCTGGGACTACTTCGACGGCACTGCGTTTGCCTATGAATACAAGGGACGTTTGGTGGTGACGGACGAAGGCCTGTACCTGACAGCCCATGGCGATGGAAGCCATGAAGCGCCGCTGGGATTCCCTCGTTGGGTTGTGGATTCCTGGGAGGAACTGGAGCAGGTGCTGGAAGAGACCTGCGACGATCTCGCAGCAGACGGCTTGCTGTAAACGCTTGACTGCTCGGAGAATGGCATCGGAAACGGTGCTTTTCTCTGTCTATGTGTACAATGGTGGAGCCAAGATATTTGTGCAGTTTATGCCCGAAATATCCGCAGAATTGACTTGCTATTTCTTCGTACCAGAGTGATATATACACATGCCGAAAGGCACAGAACACCTTCCAAGGAGGACGCCATCATGAAGCGCGAAGAGAGAAACGAGTTCAACTACATCAAGCGGAGCCTGAAGGGATTCACCTTGGGCTACGGCACGACCCTGACGATCCGGACGGACGCGAGTTTCGAATACAAGCACGCGCTGGACGAGCTCTACACCAGCCTCAACTTCCACCCGGCCAGCGTGAGGATCGACACGAGGATGTACGACGAAAAGGAGCGGATCATTTATATCTTCTCCAGAACCTGGGAAGACAACGATGGAAACACCCATCCTTGGACAGAACTCTACACTCAGGAAGAACGCGCACGCTTTGAAGCGGCGCTGGATTAAGGAGGCCTCCACCATGACACATCCAATCAACCGCGCAGCAGCCCACCACATCCGCACCCTTGCAGCCCACGGCGCACAGCTCCGCAACCCGGACGACGGCAGCCTGATCCTGCTGACCGAGGACTTCTATCGCAGAGCGGTGGAAGCTTGCCACAGCGGCGGGTACAACGCAGCTACCTATGACCTGGTCCTTCCGGACATCGATGGCGAGTTCTGGCTGGCCATCTGGAAAGATGGTCACGTCGACTCTGGCAGCCCGCAGAGCATTTGCGCGTGCCTGGCCTGATGAGGCAGCATGAGCCACTACGAGGGGCCTTCGGGCCTCTTTTAGTCGTTTGCTCGAATGTGACTATAAACGTTACAGAGTGGTGTGTGGTTTAGAGTGAATATTTAACACAAAAATTGTTCAAAATAAATTCAGACAAAAAACTTGATTAAAAACGCTTGATATGGTAAGATAGAGCCATCTCAGATAGGAGGTGTGGCGATGAAACTGCTTAGAGTGAAAGCCAGCCATTTCAAAAACTGCGCTGATGACTTTATCATTGACCTTACCCCAAAGGCAAGGAAATCTACAGAGGATAAGGAGTATGAGCTTCAGGAGGTCGCGCCGGAGCTGTATGCGTTTAATACGACTGCGTTCATCGGAAAAAATGCATCTGGTAAGACGACCGCTATAGAGCTTCTGGACTGTGCGTATTCCATTCTCGGGGATTTCCGACTGGAGGATAAGCACTACAGCTATGACGATGTTCTGCTGGAGATTACCTTTTACCATGACGGATTCCTTTACCGTTATGTGACGGAGCTTGCTTCTGGGAAGACCATGGGCAACCAGGCTGTGTTCCGGAATGAGCATATTTACCGGAAAGTATACTATAAAACGAACGTGAACGGGATCTATGATGATCAGGACTATGAGGAGCTGACAGATCTCGGAGATCTTCCGGAGGACACGTCCAACATCTTCTTTATCCTGAAAAAGAAGCAGACCAGAGCGGTGTTCTTTGACAGCTACAGCGGAGGCGCGGATACCTACCAGCTTCTTTTCAGGGCGCTCAAGAATTACGATATCAGCATGGATGTGCTTGCAAAGATCATCCGTATCTTTGATGAGAACATCAAGGAACTGACGCGGCTTGATGACCACAACTACCGTGTCGTTACGGAGCATGAGGAGCTGGTCATGTCGGATACCCAGTTGGTGTATTTCCTCTCCAGTGGCACAACCAAGGGTATCCTGCTCTACACGCTGATGGTAGCGTCGCTTAAAGAGGGCTTCGACCTGCTAATCGACGAGGTGGAGAATCATTTCCATAAGACGCTTGTGGAGAACATGATCAGTCTGTATAAAGACAAGGGTGTGAACCGAAAAAACGCTACGCTTGTTTTTACCACGCATTATTGCGAGGTTCTTGATCAGATGGGACGGCAGGATAACATCTGGGTATGTAACGCCAACAGCCACATCCATCTCGCCAACATGTACGAGGCCTATCACATCCGACCGGTGCTGCTCAAGAGCAAGCAGTATTACAACAACGCTTTCCGGACAGCTGTGAATTACGACGACCTCATGGCGCTGAAGAAGGTGCTGAAGAAGTGAAACGCCTGATCATGTGTGAAGGGCCGAATGAGCTGAAGGTCATGAACATCCTTCTTGAAAATGATGCTCTGATTTTCACGGAGGACGATCTTCTGGGATTGACGGCTTATCATGCAAGGCAGATCAAGTCAAGCGCCCAGGTGCGCACGGCGCTCAACCTGTATCCGGGGAATGATGTGCTGGTCATGCGCGTAGGTGACAAACAGACGGACAAGCTGACGATTCCTGCCGATTACAAAGAGAAGATCACAGGCGTTGAGAAATACTGCACGATGCCGGAGCTGGAAATGCTCCTGATCATCTCTGAGGGGCTTGTCAAGGAATACGAAAAAGTGAAATCCGAAACAGACCCGAAGGCATTCGCCAAGGCCCATATCGTATACAACAGGACACGGTATGACAACAGTACACAGTTCTTTGAGAACTACTATGGCGGCGATTGTAATAAGCTGATTGCAGCGATCCGGGAATACAAACGGATCAAGGGCTCCCACAGGAAAGACGAGCTGTATCTGGCAGATCTCCTGAAATAAAACCGATTGACCTCGCCCGTGCGGCGGGGTTTTTCTATGGGCAAAACTGCTTCATTTTCCAAGCTGATATTTGTGCATAATATGGTGCGAATCCTGCGATAAATAACTTGCTATTTAGCCCGAGTAGAGTGATATATACACATGCCGAAAGGCACAGAACAAAGAACGACGGAGGGCAAAGACCATGAAGAACAGCGAGAACATCAAGCGCACCGAAGAATACACCGAGAACACCGCCTGCTGCTACCGGCTGCCGAACACCAGCACGATGGAAAACCTGAGCATGAAGGTTTGCGCCGGGGAAGGCGCGGTCCTGAAGATGGGCGACAAGGTTCTGGTTACCGACCACGCCTGGAGAGGGTTCATTGCGGGGGTTAACGAGTTCATTGAGGATGAGGAAGAGACCGGCTACAGCTACATTGAATGCCGCCTGAACCTGATCGCAATGAGCAACGAGACCTTCGAGGACGGCGGCCATGCGATCGCCTGGGCCATGGCGCAGTGAGGAGGACGGGGGCATGAAGAGCAACGCGTACTTTGATGAACTGACCCGGATTGGCCGCGAGTGGGAAGAAAAGCACGAAGCGCATAAAGCCCGTAAGCAGGAGATCATTGATACCCTCGGCTGGGACAGTGAGGAACTGAAAGCCTGGTATGCTGAAGAGGAGCAGATGAAGTTCCCTTACAGCCAGGGAGCCTGCAAAGCCTACCGCGCCTGGCGTTACAGCACCGGCGATGAGGTCCAGATGGACGATTTCTGCTGGGAAGGCGAAGAGACCCACGACTTCATTGATACCCTCCGGAGGGCAGGCATTGAAACCTTTGTGCTGACGAATCAGTCGACCGGCCTCATGACAAACCTTCACGGCTTTGCTGCTGAGGGCTGCGAGATGCTCGGCCTTTGCACGATCACCAAGAAGGATAATCGCTGGGGTGAGGAGACGGAGGAGCAGATCCCCGGCATCCGATTCAAGGTAAACTGACACAGCAGAGCAGGCAGAAGGAAGGGGCTGACGAGGACTGCGGTCCAGCGCAGCCTTTTCCCTCTGTCTACTGTGTGTATGTACCAGTTCTAAGCGCCGGATTCGGCGGAATCTTTGGTGGATAATTTCTCGGATTTCTCGCAGATATAACTTGATATATCTGACGAGTAGAGTGATATATACACATGCCGAAAGGCACAGAACAAACCGAGGAGGACACCACCATGAAGAACATTTACCAGCTGAGAAACGAATTCACCCTGCGCGAATACAACACGGCGATTAGCCGCGAGGATTTTGAGAAGCATTTCACCAGGACACGAGAGAAGGTGCGCTTCACCTTTGCGGGCTGGGATGGCAAGAGCTACGATAACGAAAGCCGCAGCGCCAGCGTCTACCGCACCGACATCCAGGGCTACGAAGACGCCCGGTTCATCAAGATCGGCAAGCATCTCCACTACATCATGGAAGACGAGCTCCGAGTGGAGAAAGCAACGGGAGAGGCGCATCCGGAAGCCAGCTGGCTAGTGGATGTTTTAAGAGCAGAGTAAACAACCAATCACGATATAACAGGGTCTACGGAGCAAATCCGCAGGCCTTTTCTTTATGCCATTTTTCGAGGAAGGAGGAATGCCCCATGGCGACCAGAGGAAGAAAACCGACGCCGACCGCGATCAAAGAGATGGAAGGCAATCCCGGCAAGCGACCGCTGAACGATGCGGAACCGAAGCCCGATAAGAAAGCGCCACCATGCCCCAAGTGGCTGGAACCGGAAGCAAAGAAGGAATGGCGCAGGCTGTCAAAACAACTGGAGCAGATCGGTGTGCTGACCGAGGTTGACCAGGCGGCCTTTGCCTCTTACTGCCAGGCTTATGCCAGATGGAAGGAAGCGGAGGAGTTCATTTCCCAGCACGGGACCATCGTGAAGACGCCTTCCGGCTATTGGCAACAGGTCCCGCAGGTGTCGATTGCCCAGACCTACTTAAAGATCATGAACAAGATCGCAGAGCAGTTTGGTCTGACGCCCTCTTCCAGAAGCAGGATCATTGCCGGTGCTGAAAACAATGGGAAAGGCATTGACGAGATGGAAGATCTGCTGGGAGGTGGATGATGGCTGAGACAAGACCAAAGAGCATCCCGAAGCTGCAGGATTATAAGCCGACCCGGTTCATGCTGCCGACATCGCACTATGATCCTGAGAAAGCGGATCGGGCGGTGAAGTTTATCGAAATGCTCAAGCATACCAAAGGCAAATGGGCAGGCAAACGCTTCTGGCTTTTTCCCTGGCAAGAACAGGTCATCCGGGACATCTTCGGGATTGTGGATGAGCGCGGAAAGCGACAGTTCCGTACAGCGTATGTGGAGATCGGGAAGAAGAACGGAAAGAGCGAACTGGCCGCTGCTGTGGCGCTGTATCTCCTGTATGCAGACAATGAGCCCTCTGCAGAAGTTTATGGTGCGGCAGCGGACCGGCAGCAGGCGTCTATCGTATTTGATGTTGCCAAGCAGATGGTAAATATGACGCCTGCGCTTCTGAAACGCTCCAAGATCATGGCGGCGACCAAGCGTATTGTGAATTACAGCAACGCTGGTTTTTACCAGGTGCTTTCTGCTGAGGTTGGCACCAAGCATGGATTGAATGTATCCGGCCTTGTGCTGGATGAGGTTCATGCCCAGCCCAACCGGCAACTGTATGACGTTCTGACTAAGGGCTCCGGTGACGCCAGAGAACAGCCGCTGTATTTTTTGATTACTACGGCGGGAACGGATCGGGAGAGTATCTGCTACGAGCTGCATATGAAAGCGCTGGATATCCTCGCCGGACGGAAGATCGATCACACATTTTATCCTGTTGTCTACGGTCTCTCCGACGATGATGACTGGACCGACGAGAAAAACTGGTACAAAGCGAATCCCAGTCTTGGCCAAACCATCCAGATCGAGCGCGTGCGGGATATGTTCCACGATGCCCTGGATAATCCGGCGGAAGAGAACGTATTCAAGCAGTTGAGGCTCAACATGTGGGTGTCGAGCCTGACCCGGTTCATTCCGGAGCATATTTACGACCTCGGCAATGAACCTATCAATATGGAGGCGCTGAAAGGCCGAGACTGCTACGGTGGACTGGACCTTTCCAGTACGGGCGATATCACAGCTTTCGTGCTGATGTTCCCACCGAGGAGTCAGACGGAGAAGTACATCATGCTTCCATTCTTCTGGATTCCAGAAGACACGATACCGCTGCGGGTACGCCGGGCTTCAGTTCCATATGATGTCTGGCACAAACAAGGGTACATCAACGCGACGGAAGGGAATGTGATCCATTACGGATTCATCGAGAAGTTCATCGAGGACCTTGGCAAGCAGTATCACATCTGTGAGATCGCATTTGACCGCTGGGGAGCGACTCAGATGGTGCAGGATCTGGAAGGGATGGGCTTTACCGTCGTACCCTTTGGGCAAGGCTACAAGGATATGTCTCCGCCGACGAAGGAATTCTACAAGCTCCTGATGGAGGGGAAGATTATTCACGGTGGCAATCCGGTCATGCGCTGGATGGCGGGGAATGTGGTAGTGGACAGAGACCCGGCAGAGAATATCAAACCAACAAAGGCAAAAAGCCCTGAAAAGATCGACGGTATTGTGGCTGCCATCATGGCGTTGGATCGCTGCATTCGTCACGAGGAGCAGGGCAGTGTATATGACGATCCGGAGCATGGGCTCTGGGTATTTTGAGGAGGACTGAAATGGGCTGGAGAGAATGGTTCGGCTTTTCAAAGCCGAGAGATGCTCCTGATACAGAGCTGCCAAAGGTGGAAGACAACGTCCGGGATTCGGGCGGTATTTTTGTTTTCGGGCAGACACTCAGCGGGGAGCGGGTAGATGAGAAGTCCGCACTACAGATCGCAACGGTCTATGCCTGTGTCCGACTTCTGGCGGAGACGGTGGCAAGCCTGCCGCTGCATCTGTATAAGCTGACGGATAAGGGCGACGGAAAAGAACGCGCAACGGATCACCCGCTGTATAAGATTCTGTACCGGCAGGCAAATCCGGAGATGACGAGCTTTTCCTTCCGGGAAGCCATGATGATGCACCTGCTTCTGTGGGGAAACGCCTATGCGCAGATTGTTCGCGATGGTAAGAACAGCATCC